CAGCAAGCTAACGACCCACGATCTCGCCGTTTTTCCTTGGGAAGAAAACACACAAACAAAAAAGCCGAAAGGCAACGGATTGGCTATCTTAAGAGCATTAGCAAATGGCAAAACTCGGTGACCTCGTAGTACGCATTGGCGCGGATACGCGCGACCTCAACAAGCAATTGGGGCGCGTGCAGCGCAACATGCGTAGCATGACCAGCAATCTAACCAGCTTGGGTCAGAGCATGACCAAGGCAATTACCTTGCCGCTTGCTGGCCTGGGCGCAATGGCCGTCAAAAGCGCGGCGGATTTGGAGCAGCTCGAAACGTCGTTCGTCAGTTTGACGGGAGGCGTTGAAGAAGCGGCCGCAATGATGGAGCAGCTAAACGAGTTCACCGCCAAGACGCCGTTTCAAATTGAGAACGTGGCCAACGCTGCGCGGCAGTTGATTGCATCAGGCACGCAGATTGGCGACGTTAACGACCAACTGCAATTTCTTGGAGACATTGCCGCAACTAGCGGTGTGACCATTGAAGAAATAGCCGCCATCTTTGCCAAGGTCAACGCCAAAGGAAAGGTTGAACTTGAGAACCTTAACCAGCTTGCCGAACGCGGCATTCCAATTTTCAAGGCGTTGGCCGACGCCACAGGCTTGCCTGCCGACAAGCTAGGCGCGGGTGCGGTAAGCGTTGACCAATTCAACGAGGTTCTTAAATCATTTGCCACGGAAGGCGGCTTTGCCGCTGGGGCCATGGAGCGCTTAAGCCAAACGGCAGCGGGTAAATTTAGCACCGCGCTGGACAACCTCAAGATTGCAGGCGCAGAAATTGGCAACCTTGTGCTGCCCGCCGTTACCAAGCTGCTCGACCTTATTGTGGAAATGGCACAAAAGTTTGCTGCTACAAGTCAAAGCACAAAGGCGCTCATGCTTGAAGTTGGTTTGTTGGTTGGCGCCATTGGTCCAATGATTGTCATTGTGCCCAAAATTATTGCGGGGATCACGGGGCTACGTGCAGCATTCACGTTGTTGAATACCACGATGCTTGCCAACCCCGCGCTTGCTGTTGTTGCTGCCATAGCCGCACTCACAACGGCTGTTGTTTTGTTCCGTCAGCGCACGCAAGACGCCAGTAAGGCCAACGAAGAATTTATTGAAACGCTTGTCGGCCTTGACAAGCAGGCGCAGATTAACCACATTAAAGACCAAATGCGGGAGCTGCAACGCGAAAAGGCCGCACTTGCCGCAGCGCAACGCGCCGAGATGCAGGCACAAGCGGCTGGCGCTTTGGGTGACAGGTTGGACAAGCAGGTGGCACGCGGTAGCGCGCAGAAATATGCTGGCCAAATCGAGTTTTTGGACGAACGTATTGCAGACCTTGCCGCAACGGTGCGCAACCTGTCAACCGAAAGTGATGCAGCAGAACCACAGGTTGCAGCGCTAGGCAATGCCGCCGAAAAAAGCGGTGAACAGTTTAAGATTTTCAAAAGCGAAGTAAGCTGGTTGTTGCTGCGCTTGGAGAATACCAAGACGGAAGTGTTTGGTTTGCTATCAGCACTTGAGGCTGTTGAGATAACGTCAACGTCGTTTACCAGTAAGTTGTTGCTTGGCTTGGAACGCATGAGTTCAGAAGCCAAGAAGGTTAGCAATGTATTTGAAGACATGGGCGAGGCATTGGCCACTTCAATTGGCAATGCAGTTGGCCATGCAGAAAACATGCGCCAGGCATTGGTTGAAGCTGCCAAGGCTGTAATTATTGCGGCATTGGCCCAAGCCAAGGCGCAGGTTATCGCACGAGCTGCGGAAGGCTCGGCAGGTACGGGGCCAGCGTATCCGTTTGTTATGGCTGGCTTGCTTACTGCGGGTATGGCGCTCATCAACAGCGTACAAATTCCCGCACTTGCCGAAGGCGGCTTGGCATATGGCGCCACCACCGCCATTGTGGGTGACAACCCCAACGCCCGCGTCGACCCCGAAGTAATCGCACCATTGTCCAAGTTGCAGGACATCATGGGCGCCAGCCGCGTTGAGGTGTTTGGCCGCATTAGCGGCAGCGACATTGTGTTGGCCAACGACCGTGGCACACGTAACCGAAACCGAGTGATCTAATGGCTGTACACGTACAAGGACGCGCAGAATTTACAGGCCTAAATGGCGAGGACTGGCGCATGGACATTATCCACATGGCAGGCGTTGCTACAAACGCCGTTGAATTTTTTGTGGGTGGTGACGGCTTTGTGCTGAACTACGACAACGCCAGCGAGTTTGATGAATGCCCCACAATTATGGGCAGCAGCGTGTCGTTTACTATGATGTACGACCCCGCCGACCGCGCACACTTTACTGCGTTGTTTGACGACTTCAACGCCGACCAAGAAGGCGAATGGGGCGTGGCCATATACAAAGACCCCGACGGCGCCAACACCTTGTTTTGGGTGGGCACAATCCTGCCCGAAGGCATCGCCGTTGAAGACATGTCGCCACACGAGCAGGTGAGCATTACCGCCGTGGACGGCCTCGCGCAACTGGACGGCATCGACTTTAACGACAACGGCACGCCATACGAAGGTGCCGCATCGTACGGTGTGATTTTGTGGGAAGCGCTCAAAAAAGTGCCGCACATTGATTATTGGCAAGGCACTGACCCGCTGCTGTACATCTTCGAGGACTTTGTGGCTTCGAATTACAGTGGTTACGCATCGCCCGTAACCACGCCCACGTTTATTTCATTGTTTACGCGCATTACCCACGAGACATTCCACAACGTAGACAACGACGGTGAACTGCAATATTTCAGCGCCAAAGAGGTAATTGAAAGTTTGTGCAAAACGCTAAACTGCACGTTGTTTATGTACGAAGGCAAGTTTTGGTTTATGCCTTTGGGTGTAAAGCAATCCGAGACGAGCGCGCAGGCAATCTACATTAACAAATCAGGTAGCACGGGCCTTACAACTGCCGTCACATTTGGCAACACCTTTGGCGGCAACACGGGCAACTTCTACAAGCGCCGCGGATGGCTGCGCACGGCAGCGCCACCATACAAAGAGGTAAAGTTGACGCGCAACTACCAAGGCGACAAGCCCGTGGTAATAAAGAGCAATTACACTGTGGCCAACATGGTTGCCAGCCTGGTGCTTGACGACGAAGATGCCACGTACGCGCAGGACGTGCGGTTTAAGATTGGCGGAAACCTCATGTACCGCCACACGGGAATACCTACAGGCACCACGGACACAAACCGCTACGGTCGCATTGTGCTAAAAATTAGCTTGCGCCTGGGCGACGGTGACGGAAGCACGGACTACTACCTAAAGCGTAACTACAGCATTGGTACCACCAGTTTTATTCACGCCTCGCTGAATGGATACAACAACGACTTCCCAACCAACCTTGAGTTGGGCGCCGACGCATACGACGACATCACGTGGACCAACACCGACACGGACCGCTTTCAAATCGTGTGCCCGTTTATCATTGACCGCGAGCAAGGCGTTGGACCAAACCTAACCGACGGCGCTTATATCAATTACCGCTTTGACCTGGTGACGCCACCACTTACCGCCGAGCGCGACGGCCTGCAAATGTTCCTAAACATTGCAAGCATTCAGGCGGACGGCACCACCACCACCGACTTTACCGACACCAATTACGCCGACTACAGCGTGCGCAATTTTAAGTGCTCGGTATTTGATGAAGCGCAGGAACAAGAGTTTGGTACGGTAGACATTACCAGCACGGGCGACCAAGGACGCTTTGAACAAGATTTGGGCGAGACGTTGGTAGGCGACCGCATTACGTCAATGGATCACGGCGTTATCAAAGTGTATGACGGCAGCACGTACGTGGACGCCACCGACTGGCGCAGCCTCAACAGCACAACAGCAAGCCTTGGCATCAACAAGCTGGCCACACGTGAGCGCATGGCGTTCCACCGCACAGGCAAGCGCATGGAACGCGGGCAACTGTTGGGCACAGGCAACGGTTACCTTGCGCCTTACACTATACTGACTAACGCCGAAGATTCATTGGTGTATTATCTCACCGCCTTGCGCTATGTCGCGAGCGACGACGAATACGACGTGACGTTGATAAACGCAGGACGCGACATTACAGGCATTACAGCTGTGCAAGATAACGCGCGCCCCAGCAAGGACGTAACGCCACCCGACGCGGGC